CCGTGACCCAATTATTTGGGGGCTTGGTATTGTCGTTGATTACTTGGTTATACAAATATTCGCAATACCAGCGCACCATAGTTGTTGTGCTACTCACTACTGCTCACCCCCTTGGACTGACGCGCAGTTCTTTGCGTAGAGAAGGTATCGTCTTCTGTGTTATCCTGGTAAGTATTATAGGTATAACCTTGCGTATTTTCTCCCAGAATATCTGCGTAAAGATTGGAACGAAAGTCTACCGATACATTCGTACCAAAAAGTTCATTGAAATGTTCTACTGCTTGCCGACGAGAAACAAGACCTACATTCTGCGCCATTTCGGAATAACCTAACCCAGCGGTTACTTCATTTGATACGAGCCGCTCGGTCTTTTCCGATGCTGGGGTAACGATACCAAAGGCAGATAACATTTCTTTCCACGTATTAATCTTTTGAATCTGTAACTTATCCGCAATATACGGGATATTTTGATTCAAAATTTCAATGTTATCAATCGGTGTTCCTTCCGAAGTCATAATAAACGGTTGATAGCCAAAGAACTTCTGCATTAGGTTCTTATAGGTCAGTTTCTTTTTCTCTGGTGTTTTGACAATCAGCGCGAACTTTTGCAATTCCACATTGGAAAGAATATTCATTTCAATACTGGTCAATTTCTGTGCGAAGAGATAAGCGGTCGGTTCATCGGGTAACCAGCTTAAATTATTGAAACACAGAGCACAGTTTTTCATATCCAATTCTTTGTAGGTATAATTTACATTTGTACTATACGCTGTGACTTTTTTCGGCAGATTATAAAAATCCATCTCACCGGTAGTCGTACATTGAAGCGAGAGATATTTTTCCAGAATTTCATCGTAAAAGAAGACACATTTTCCGTTGTAAAATAGCAACCATTCGATATATCTTTCATTCATATCTTCTGGAAGATCTCTCCACTCATAGCGAGATAATGCAATATTTCGAATACGATTGTAATAATCGTGAAATATCGCGTTTTTCATCCTTAGAATTGTTTTGTCCGACCATTCTAATGGTAAACCCCTGTTTCTCAATGTCCTAACACTCCTTCATTATTATTTAGATCATAATTTCCAACATCTGTGGTATGCCAGAACGTGATCCCGTTGGATAAAATCTGCTTGATCATTCGCATATCTCCTACAGGCATGTTTCCGGTCACCGATGGTTGATCTAACTTCAGGTAGTTCCAATATTTTCTTGTATGTAAATTAGGTACCCCGGTACTATTGACGCGATATCCAAACTTCGTAAAGTAATCATCAATTTTTACAACATAGCCCCAGTGGAGACGCTTATGAATAATCCAAAAATCCATCGTTTCCATGTTGTAATTCACGCCGCCGACATTGTTTGCGCCTTTGCTCTGGTCTGGTTGGCTTTTGACTACGGATAATCCACCGAAAGTAGAAAGGCCGGCCTGCAATGTACCTAAACCCGCCTGAGCAATAGACATTCCCGCGCTTGCAGCTAAGGAACCCTTGGAACCTCCCGAAGAGTTCATCACACCACTTGCTGCTTGGTTTGCCGAACCTAATGCCGAAGCTATCATACCCAAGGTAATATTGGTATTTTGCTGTGCATAGTAGTTCTCCCACACCCCAAAGTTCCAGTTACATTTTGGAAAACCAGAAAGTTTGATACCGTAATCGTAGTTATTATTGCACTTCATATAGTACGATGGATACATGAAATAGGTAGGGTCTGTACCGAAAGCAAATTTAAATTTAAATTTCATCGTAGTTGTGCCGGGAACTGGATCGCTTTCTATAATATCCTCATACTTGTAGTCATAACTTTGGCCGTCGAGCGTGGTAATACTGAAGAAATGATAAGGCCAGCAGAACAGCTTATTATTTTTCGGAATGTAATCATCATCAAGAGTCGAATAATTGATTAGATATTCCTTTTCTCCTACGTTACCATTCGGATCTTCAATATTAATATTTAATTTTCCATTTCCACCGGAACTATAAGTCAAGCCAGCAGATGGAACCATTGAAATACTGTTAATTGCGCCAGCTTTTCCTCCCTCATTCATTCGTTTTAGCCATGCATTACAGTATCCAACTCCAAGGTCATTCGCATTAAATCCAATATATTTTAAACCTTGATAAGTATTTTGAATTAAACCTCCTTCTAAAACCTCATCCTCTTCGTCCACATCTTCAGAAGTTGCGACAAGAATAATGGAGTCATATATGATACGGTCATCAAATTCGCCATCAGTATCTAACGGGCGTGTTGATCCTTCAAATAGCCTTGAATTTTCAACATAGTAATATTCATACCGTTGCATGAAGTTCAAATCTTCTTCCACCACATTTCGTGAGATAGTATCATCCGAAACATGCATCCGCTCGATAAAGGATTTTTTAATTTCAAAATCGAAAAGCCATGTTTGCATGACATCAATTTCAAAAGTAATTGCCGTGCAATTTTCGTTGATATACAAAATATCGGAAATAAAGGCATAAAGCCACTTATTACCAAACCCTCCATTCTGAAAACATAGATAGTTACAATCATAGAAATAATCTGCTACGTCTTCCAGAAAGATTGCCCACGTAGAACTATTCGATGCCAGCCGCTGATACGTTAAACCGCTATAGACCTTTTTCGTTTTCGATGCAAAATAGCTTTCCTGCGCTGATTTTGACGTAAACAGAATGGTATCCGTATAGGTGTTATCTAACGGGATTGATTGACACACGCGAACTGTTGTCGATGGGCCAATTAAAGGACGAATCATTTTTTTACCTCCAATTCAGCGATAGCCTACCAAAGAATGGTAGGCTATCATATAGTAAAAGGAAAGGAGTAGAGTTAAGCATTTTCCATCGTCGAAATGGTAGCCGTCTGGCTAACTGGAAAATACTTCGATTTTGCAATAATTTTAAACGTGTTTGGAATCTTTTCATTTGCAGAAACATGTACTCGAACCTGAGTATTATTTACAACCGTCATGGTTGTTTCGGTAGATTCATTTCCGGTCATTTCCCACTCAAGGGTATCATCTACCGTGCCCGTGGACTTGATCGTCGCATTGATGGTCACATCTTTTGGGAGCTGTCTTCTCTGAATATCCGATGCCGATGGTGTCAGAGTAATTCCTGTAATCTCATTATCTGGAACAGTAAACAGAATCGCATTTGCAAAACGAGAAACAGAAAATACCGTCCACTTATGAAGGAAGTAGTTCCAGTACAGACCTTCCGGATTGCGCACATCTTCAAACTGAAGGAGTACATCATAAATCTGGAAAAAGCTTTCATCACACAGAAGCAGTTTTGCGCCGGTGAGCTCACCGAAATTATCAATCAGAATTCTTCTTCCCATGAACTCTGCTTTATCCATGTTAAATGCAGAAGCCAGTACTTCCACATCCATCATTGCATCAAATTCTGCGTCGATGAAGATAATCTGCGAACTGCGATCTGTATAGGTCGGAACTCCCATCGCGTTGTACTGCGTGGACATAAAGGTCAGCTTATTGCTGTAACCCTTTACCGTAGAAATGATCGATTTCATGTTTTCTGCAGTAACTGTCGGAATTTCTACCTCATAGAATAAGCCTTTCTTTGCATATTCTACAATCAACTGCTTCATCGTAATAAACTCGTCATATTCCATACCGGAGTACAGGCTGGAAATAATATCACTTACCAGATTGTAAACGCCATCTTCCGACAGGAACGCTCTTTCCAGATCTCTTCTCTGAATCGTCGTTTTAAAGAAATTCTGATAGTCCAGCTTATGGAAAATAGATTTTACATCCGGAATTTCCCGCTTCATGAACTCCGTTTCCGCTGTCTGAGGATCGTAAATCTTTGCCTTAGCAAGAGAAGTGTATACTTCTTCAATGGTTTCTCCGTAATCAAGCATACCCTTTTTCAGCATGGCAAACGGATTCTTGTAAAGCCTTGAAGTAAGAATGACTTTACCGATACGATTTACCAAAGCATCAAGAAACTCATTTGCCAGCCCCGGAAAATTGAGAACCGCAGACCCGTAAGTCTTAATATCTTCCTGCGTTGCTACAGGAACTCTTTCCTGAAAGGAAAGGGATGCGTCATTACGAATCGCATTTAAAATATCTACACCGTTTTTTGCTAATTTCACATTTTTTGGTTTTGTTGCCATTTTTCACACCTCTTAATCTTCCATCACAAAGACATCATCATAAGTAAGTTCTTCTGCACTATGAGCAGTTTCTCCTTCATCTAATACGGCCGTATCAGAGTCCACCGTAGAATCTCCGTTCATAAAACGTTCTACATAGCGCCTTTTTAAATCATTATAAGAATTTAAGGCATCATCTTTTTCTGCATGAGCGGCAGCTAACGCTTCATCCAAAGTAACAATTTTACCTTCTAATTCTTTGTTGTAATCAGCAATTGTTTTTACCGCAGTCAAACCTTCATCCGAATCCGCGAAGCCCTGGCTTACAATGTCTAACGCTTCATATACCGTCATTTCGTTTCACCTCCTAAAGTTTTCGCAAGCTGATAAATGTTATTTGCGTTCGTAAGAGCCATGCGATAGCAAATAATAATCACACGGAGCATATCTTCTGTCAAATTCAAACCTTCTCCTGTACCTTTAATTATATCAGATTTGATCAAATCTTCAATAATTTCTTTTGCGTAATCAGGAATTTCTTCTAATTTCTGGTATCTTTTTTCTGTCATTTCTGTTTCCTCCTTAATTTCTTCGGCTTTATATTTTTCATAATTGGCCCGAACAAATTCCGTATTTCCACGGAATAACTTTACGGTTGTTCGAGTATCTACATGAGTAAACATCGTATACGTTCCAACCGTATATTTACTATGGTCATAGACATAGGCCTGCACTGCGGCTGGGGGAACTCCGGATACCTGTATATCTGCGGCTTTTCCAAGCGTATGCTGTGAATTGGATACGCCCCCAACTGCCGCATTATGCGACTTCGTACGATATCCCGAAGTAATGAGCACAGGTTTTCCAAAATATTCTCGGATTTGATCCAACAGATCGACTAAATTATCGTCGATTAAAACGGTAGGATATCCATCTTTTGACTGAAATTCTCTTACTTTAAAATACTTACCCACTTGATAGTCTAAATTCGTAAAAGTGCTAACCATCCGAACCTCCTGTTAAATGTACATTCGACGCTGAAATATTTTGAATGTGCGTAATATGCGCCCAATAGCCAGCTTTAAAATACTGCTGATAATTTCCAAGGATATCATCACAACGGTAAAATTCGCTGTCGTTAAAATACCACCACCCGTTACAATAAGACGGAAAATAGGTGCCGGTATACGTTTTTCCGTTTGGTCGCTTAAAGACTACCGTAAATCTGCGGATCGTAACATCAATCGCTCCGGACTCTCCGCCGCCCCCTTCTCCTCCACCGCCGGGGTCAGCTCCATTCTGAAATTCACGCCAGTAACCTTCCGAAGCTCCCGTACTGCTCACGGTATTAGAACCGTTATTTTTCCAAATAACACGGGACCTTCGCGTGTCCACATGGGTAAAAGTACCGTAAACTCCGATTCCACCGGTCGAAAAGGTTTCTTCCACGTAGTTTGCTACGGCTAAGGGCGGTACA